GGAATTCCTCAGAAAGCTCCTCACCAGCAATCAGAGCGTTGATATCTTCTTCGATATCAAACTCTTCTTCCATTTTCTTCTTGCCTTTTTTCTTACCATCCTCCTCTTCTTCTTCCTCTTCTTCTTCCTCTTCTTCGTCGGCAGCTTCAGCGACTACTTCTTCATCTTCATCGACTTCTTCCTCATCGACAAGATCTTCATCCTCTTCAGTTTCCTCTTTTGCCATTTGCATTGGCTCAGCAGGAGCTGCTTTAGCGTTAACTACATCCTTTACTTGAGCAAGAGTTGCTCCAGGAGTTTTGAGTGCAGCGGAATCGTCGTCTGGACGATAGTTTTCTGGAGTAGGACCACCTAAATCTTCCCAAGCGCCAGTTTGACCTGGAGTAATTGCTCCGGTTCCAGTTTGCATTGGTTCGGCAGGTGCAGCCCCTTTGGTTACTACGTTTTCCATTTCTTGTAAATTTCTACCAACGGACATTTGTTTAGATCTTTGTATATAATCTATATTTATTTATAAATTATAGATTTGAAAGAAATTCGTTGAAAAGATTCAACTTATGCTCTTCCAATCTTTTTTGATCAACAAGAGTGTTGATTCTTCTTTGAGTTTGTTCTGCAAGTTTTTCACGAAGAATTCCTCCGTCCCAAACCCACTCTTTACCTTCCATAATTCCCTGAACAAAAGCATCAGGAGCAGAAGGATCGGCAACAATATCAGCTGCGGTTGCAAGCATGAAGTCTTCACCAACAATTTTATGACCTTCATTGGTCATTTTGAGTGAACCAACACCACGAGAAGAAACACCAAGACAAACACCTTCACCAATGAGTGATTTTGCAATCTTGCCCATTGGAGTTTCTAGAAGTTGTGCCTTACCTCTAAAATTTGTTCCTTCACAAGTCAAAGAAACAATCTTATGAGAAACGCGATCAAGGTTTACGGTTGGACCATCGGGGTGTCCAAGTTCACCAAGAGCACGACCTTTATTCACAAATGCTTCCGTATATCTCTTTACCTCACGGGAAAGAGTTTCCATTGGATACATTCTGCCATTACGGTTGCAAATATCACCTTGAAGGAAAATACCTTCAATAAACATTTTTTTGTCAGCACCTTTTCCTTCGGTGATAAATTTTACCTGTGATACTTCTTCTGTGATGAGTTTCATTGTTATTCGGAAACTAATTGGACTATTTCTGTAATGCTGATATTTGTAGGTCCACCATCAGCAAGAGCAGCGACTTTTACACTTCTAGAAACTGTTGAACCAGTTGCCGTAATTACACCTACGACTGATGAAGTATTTGCTGAAATTGTGATTGAGGAATCAGTTGTTGCGGTAATTAATTGATGAACTGTATTGATTCCAACAGGTTGTGCATTTTCAATTGTTACGAAATCACCAACGAGAAAAGGATTACCTGCATTTTCTCTAAAAGTAATAACTGTCGAGGTTCCAGTTGCAATTCCAGCAATTTGTTGCTTGGCAAGTCTTTCTTTTAATACTTCATTCCCATAAGGAGAAATATAAAAGGAGTTTGTAGTTACAACAGGATCTCCACCAGTTTCAACATATACGGCTGTCAATCCAGCAGCGACTCTAATGTATCCACTTTTCAATGCAATAGGGTTGCTCGTTGCAGCAACAGATACTGTTGGAGAAATTCTATTTACATTTTGGACAACTTTTATTGCCATTATTCGTCATCTCCTGATTGATCGTTATCACCAAACATCATTGCTGCAACTTCTGGGCGAGCAGAATCTACTCTTTCAGACGCTTTAGCATATAGTAATTCTTTAATTTTGGTGGAAACATCCGAAGGTGCTCCATCAGTTGCAATCAAATCGATAAGTTCTTCCATAAAATTGGTTTATATTTATAAGATTATTTATATCTTCCCACCTTTGGGTTCTGGGATTTCTACTGCACTAACATCTACTGATGGTTCAATTGGAACCTCTCCACCAGCACCTTGTTCGATTGCTTGCCCAGCAGTTTCTTCACCTGCAGGCAATGGATTACCCATTTCATCAACTGGAGCATTTGGATCTGGAAGAATTCCTTTAGCAATTTCATCTTCAATCTGCAAGTCAATTTCAATAATTTCTGAATCAGTTTGGCGAAGAATCTTTTTACGAACGTATTCAGTTGAATAATATTTACCAATATAAGGTTCAATTGTAGTGGCAAGCGTTAAACGATTTGTCAATAATTCTGCTTCTTTTAATTCTGCAAAATGATTATCATACAAAAAGTCATATTGAATATGATCACTCATTTGCTCCCAGTCTTGTGGAGAAACAATGTTCTTTAGAAGAAGTTGAGTGCGAAGCATATCATTGAACAGATTTGCAAAACGCTTTCTCAATCTACCTACGAATTTAGAGAACATCAGTTCATCACGAAGAATTTCTGATGATCTACCTAAATTAAATCCATCTCCACCACCAGCAATTCTTGTCTCTGGAACTCCAAGTGCTCTATAAAGTTTTTTCTGGAAATACTCAACGTCTGTAAGTTCTCCAAGATTTTGTCCTCCAGGAAGTGTGGTAATTTCTGTTCCTCTACCACCTTCTCTTCTAGGAAGCCAAAAGTCCTCAAGCATACTCATGAATTTACGATCATCACGAACTTCGCCAGTGTTTGCATCATATACAAGTTTATTACGATAACGAGACATGACCTCTTTAAGGTATTGCTCTGCTTTTACTTTTGGGAGATTACCTACATCAATGTAGAAAATTCTTCTTTCAGGTGCTCTTGATAATCTATAGATAACCAGTGAGTCCTCAATCATTCGAAGTTGATTGAGTGCTTTGATTGCTTTATGAAGATATGAAAGAACTGTTCCCTTATTTCTATCTACAAGACCAGATGTGCAATACGTTACTGAATCTTTTGCAATTTTAATTCCTTTTTTGGATCCACCACTAATTGATCCAGATGGGAAGTTGGGTGTTGGTGTGTAAATAAAATATTCTTCTAATTCTCCAAAATTATGATCATCAGCGTCATTACCTGATCTTAAATTTAGATTTCTATATCCATTTAATCCATTTTCCGTTCTTTTTTCTTGACGAACATGCTTCATTTTCATTGGATCAATATATCTAATTTCCTGAATACCTGCCTCAGGATTTTTTTGATCGATGACTTTTAAATAGAATAATCTACCATCAATATACCAATTTCTAAAAATTTCATGGCACTTTTTATCAAAGTCCATGACTTCTTTGATGTATTTAAATTCTGCACGAATAACTTCTTTTAATCTATCACTAGCATTTAAGTTTGATAATTCAATTTCAACAGGTGAATCATAAAGATCACTAACAAGTGCTTCATTTACAACACTTTCGATAGCGTTATCACATTCTGGATGAAGTGCCATTTCACGATAACGGCGAATTAAATCATATTCAGTTCTGTAAACACCTTCAATGTCTACATACTGTCCATAAAAACCCGATTGAATAAAATAGTCAACCCCGTCCTCATTATTAGGAGGAACGGGGGAAGCAATAGACTTGGGTTTTTTTACATTATCCTCAATCGAAAAACCAAAAAGTTTCGCCATTTTATAAACTTAAATGCTTGTATATACTATTTAGTTAATGTCCTGACCGCCAGCAGCAGGCGAATTACCTTTCATCGCTTCCCACCAGAGGATTTGGAACTCTGCGGTAAACTCTTGAATTGTGCTTGTTCCATAATCAAGGGTAATTGCACCGATGGAGGTTGGGAAAATATCATAAAAATGATATGCTCTCAGTGTTGATCCATCACGATCAAGTTGATAAACAAAAGCATCTGCTGTGTATGCAGTTGGATCAGTTTCACCAGTGTTATCAGAAACTCTGTTGATTTTGTTCATCCAGTTTTCCATAGCGGAACGGATTGCAAAATCGGTGTCATTGATAACAGTTACAGTCCAACTTTCAAAAGATCTGTCTCCAGCAACTTTCAGGGTTCTTCCTCTAAAAGGAACATCAATTGCTGCTACATTAGACGCTGGTAAGTTTGCACCTTTTACTAAAAATCTTGCTTTGTCAAGAACATTAGTATCTGCAGGTGCAATGTCTGGGAATGAGAGAACGACTTCAAAAAGATTACTTCTTGCGCCACCACCAGTTAACTTACTTTTGAAGTCAGTAATCTTTCTTAAGGGAGGTGGATTTAGTTGTTGTCTAGTTGCCATAGTTTTTTAAACCTCTAAATTAAAAGTTTCCGATTACTTCTTCAAAATCAACACCAGTCTTGGTGGCAATGAAGTTCAGACCAATGAAGTTGATTGATCTTGCTGGTTTGATGTAAATGTCTGCAACAAATTCATTATTATCAATCACTGCAGCAGTGTTGTTTGTCTCATCACAAATAACAACATAATCAAAGATACCTCTCTTAGCTTGAACATCACGAAGGAAAGGTTCAATGGTATTTACAAAGTTTGTTCTTGTAATTTCGTCATTGAACTCAAAGAGTGCATCTTTTGCTGCTTGAGAAATTGCATTCTCAAGATAAACAAAGAGACGACGAACATTGATTCTGTCAAATGCTGATGCTTTTGCAAGACCAGTTTTATCGCCAAATAGAATAATTCCCGCTCCTGGTGAAAAGACGATAGGATTAATTCTATTTGAATAAAGACGATCTCTCTGAGACTTAGTTGGATTATATGCCAACTTAACTGCATTCAGAATTGCACCTCTAGTTGTTCCTGCTGGTGAATACCATGGGAAGTTATTAATATCATTGCGAGCACAAAGACCAGCAATGTCACCATTTAAAGGAACATATCTAAATGTGTTCGAGAATCTATCATACATGTATTTGTATCCACTATCAAATACTGCATAAGATGATGAGGTTACTGGTGCATAGAAACTAATTACATTATTTGTAATGTCTGTAGCAGAATTTACATTTACTGCAGTTTGACTTGAAGTGTCAGTTAAAGCAGCACCTCTATATGGTGAGATAAATGCGATTGCATCTTTTCTCAGTTCTGCGACAGAGATTAATTTATTTGCAAGTGCTTGAGCAGTTGAAATGTCATATGCAGCAGATCCCATTAACAGGAAGTCAATGTTAAAGTTATCTGTTGATTCGAATAAATCATAACCATCAGAAAGTTCTCCAAGCGTTGCTGTTAAAGAACCACTTGATGTAATGCTTGTTCCACCACCATAATCTTTACCACCAGAAAGTGGATTCGTTGAGGAACCAGTCGCTGCAAATGTAATTCCATCTGCCTCTTGATCCCAACCAACATCAGTTGCAAGAGTAAATCCTGAACTGTATGCAGTAGTTACAATTCCTGTAGGAGCACCTAAACCAAAAATATATTCAGAGTTATTAACAAGATACTTTCTCCAGTAAGATGGATTTCCTACTGAGAATTCTGCGTCGGTTGCTTTGGACAGACTTAAGTGCTTCTCAAGAATGGTCCCAGTGTTTCCTGTTACGGTTCCAAGAGAGTCAATAACTACAACATGAACTTCATCAAATCTTGAATTTCTTGCTGCTGCATATCCAGAAGTTGCTGGTCTTGGAGCAAGAGTGTTCCAGTTAACACTTGATGAAGTTGTTAATCCGATTGTTTG